ATCAGTTGTGGGCATTAATTTTCGTACTTGGTCAGTTTGCCTTTGAGATGGTAACTGATTAAACATATTTTTGAATCTTCTATCTCTACGAATTTCACCACTACCTGCTTCTTCTGTTTCAGATACCCCATAAGGTTTGGGTTCTCCAGGTTTATCAACTATATCACCCTTACCATCAATTTGTAGTGATTTATTTTGAGTTTGTAAAAATGTTGGTAATCCGGGAGCTCCTCTAAGTTTAACAGATACTGTCCATTTATCTCCATCAGATGATACCGTACCACCAACTATAAATCCTAAAAAAGAATCATAGTCTCCAGCAGAATTTACACGTATTGAATGTAATTTGTTATAATCTAAATTTATATTTACAGCTTGAGATAGTATATGTTGTGCTTTATTTTCTTTAACATTTGTATTAATTGCACTTTTTATACCATTTACACTATTCCAACCATATTCAATACATAAAGAATATCCAGGTTCCAAAAAATAAGTCTGCATTAACTCTATTTGGGCTAATGAAAATGCTTTCATAGTTAATGTGCATTCTCTTGATATTTGGTCTTTGCCTTCTTTTATTTCCAATGCAGTTATAATTGGAGATGGTCTTAATGGTGCACCTATTCCAGATGATATTGGGTTACCGTCCCAACTAAGACCCATATCACCACTACTAACACTATCACCATATGTACTTGTAAATTCAGTAGTACCTTTAAAAACATCGGATTGGTTTACAGATGATAATATAAGACCATTTCTAGCTCTAGTTCCTTTTTTTGTTGTCTCCTTTCCATCTTTATCTTTAACAATAGTATCTTTACTACTATCATATTCAAGCACCCTTGCCCCAGAAAAAACTCTAATCCAAGCCATTCTTTTACTTGCATTAAATCCTACTTTACTGCTGGATACCTCAGATGTTAAATTTATATAAATATTATCTTCAATGTTACTTAGCTTAGGCCACATATATGTAAATTATTATTGTTCAAAATCACGCAAAATATCAATGTAATTTTGTGGTATTCTTAAAATCGTTCCTTCCTTTATTCCAATATTTGCATTATGAATATTATTAGCACAAGCAATTATCCACCATAAAGTAGAATCGTTATAAAATTGATATGCTAATGTATCAAATCTATCACCAGTTTCAGTTGCAACATATATATCATCATCCGTTTTTGCGATATTAGGATATATTTTAGATTGTAGTACCTCCCTACCATCTATTGTTTTTTTGAATCTACTATTTTTATATCTGCTTTGCATATTTTATTTACAATTGTTGTATCTTTTAACGTGATGGTTCTGCAATAAAATTATCAATCCACTTTCTTTCATAACGTAGTAATTCTCCCTCATCCCCTCTACTTTCAGGTCCTGTATGAAGTGGTTGCTCTCCATCTCTTACCGAATATTGCATATTTGGTGGTTTTGGTTTTTTGTATATATTGAAATCTTTGTATTTTTCTACAAATATACCATGTGGACCTATTTTTTCTTTTGGTTTTTCTTCGGATGGATTTTTTGTATTTGAATCCTGTTTTACATCAGTCTGAGTGCCATCTTCTTTCTTTTTAGGAGAACCATCCGCATTTAATTCTTTGTTACTATCTTGCTTAATTGAAACATTAGCAGGAACATCACCATATCCATATAATCTTTTTTGATATGTACTTCCAATTGTTTCTACTAATTTAAGCGTAATATCAACATTTACAATTTTTGGCAATTTCCAATTTTTAGTTTCAGCATCAAGACCAATATCCCAAGGTGAATTATCATCAATTGTATATGTTAATGAATCTATATATGCTTCTTTATTTCTAAACATATCTCCTAATGTAAATTTAATAAAAGGTGCATATACTGAATTTTGTGAATACCCTTGTGGATAAGTAAGACTTGTTAAAAAATTTAATCGTTGCCAAGCTGCTACATGTTCATCATATGATAAAGAATATACTTTAAAACTAAATGTTAGACTCCTCTCAATACCATTGTATGTATAAAAATTAAATGGATTTCCAATAAATTTGTTAGTATCCCAAGAAGGAGTTAATGTTTCAGATAATCCACTTATAGTTGCTCTAAAATTTACAGCTGCTTTTTTAACAACAGACCAAAATTTTAAAGTTACAAAATCATAATCATCTAATTGCTTTTCCGCATCTTTGATTAAATCATTTTTTAACCCAGTTGCTGATGGATATGAAACCTGTTTATTTAAGTAATCTGATGTTGTAAACATCGCTCTGACTCTTTCAATACTATTATTACGTTGTATTTCATTTCTACTAAATTTTGTTTTTGGTGTTTTTATTACATTTGGTCTAATATATTTACCCCATTCAACATCTGGACCTATTTCTTTTTGTGGAAATGTTACATACTTTGAAGATAAATCATCTCTAATTTCTATCGTACTCGCATCAACCCAAGGTAATACAGTTTTTGAATATGGATAATTACTAGCGTATCCTGCAGTCTCACCAGTATCACTCAATTTAGCTTTAAGTTGTGCTGCTTGCGATGGTGACCCCAATAATAATTTGTTTAACGCCTTTTTTCCAATTTCTAAAGCTGAACCAATCAATTGATTTTCATTTGGTCTTCCTTGTAAGTTATTGGCTAATACTTTACCTAAAAAATTTCCTGCACCAGCTGATTTTATTTTTTGTAATCTAATCATAGTTGCATACTCTCCGCCCGGCTTTGCACCAGGACCTAATGGACCTATTGTTCCAAAATCTTTATTAAGAGCAATACGGCTTGGTATTAATTGTTCAGGTAATTTAACTCCTAATTTTGATAATATATTGTTACCTAAATTCTCTGCTTTATTTAAAAATGTACTTAATATACCACCATTACTAACACCCTTAGCTCCACTTTTCATATCATCCACAATCCCTCTACTTTTTGTAGTGAATTTAATTATATCAGTTCCGTATATAAAAGGGCTTGTTGTTGTTGCTAATATTCTTAGTCCAGTTACTTCTTCTTCTAATCTTCTTTCTCTTGTTCGGATTGATAAATTTCTTCTACCAATTTCAGCAATTCTAAAAGATGGAGTCATTAAAACATTATATGGATTTCTTCGTAAATCAGCAGTATTACGAATATCATATTGTTGTTCAGCAGTTTGCCCACTAACTAATTTTTTACTTTTAAATAATTCTTCTATTGTTGGCATTTACTTATATTTTATGCTATTGCAAAGTTATTTCGTGTACTCTTATTAACCTGATTTGATACTCCTGCTGTAACTTTTGCTCCATCCATATGTACCGATATTTTACCAGCAGCCATATCTGCTCTTAATCCTTTTATTTCAGCTATCATAGCATTTAATGGTGCAGATAAAATTGCTAAATTAATTTGAGGTGTACCTCCGCCAGCCGCTGCTCCTTGCATCGCTTTTGCTGCTCCAGGTGCTGCTACTAAATCATCGTTTGGCGATAATTCAAATAAACCACCTTCTTTTGTTGATACTCTAGTTTTACCATCAGCAGGTGACATTACGTCTCCAGCTTTACTAACCAAACTATATCCATACGCCAATGCACCAGCAGCTGCCACCGCACCTAAAATTGGACCTATAACAGGGATGAATGCTGCAATTGAGTTATATGCACTTATAGCCATTTTAGCTACACCAGCTAATAATCCTTTTTTCTCTGCTAATGCTGCCCTATTTGTAAGTGCCAGCTTAGCTATCATAATAGCATTTTCATATTGAGATACAACAACAGTTGCTATTTTCTGTGCGTATATTGCACCTAATACTCCTAAAAATACACCAGCTATATCCAAATTTTCTTTTAAGAATCCTGCCATTTTTGCCAATCCCTCAACAGCTGCGTTTATTGGTAATAGTATTAAATTCATTATACTTGCTACCCCTTCTAATAGTGGAGATAGTACGCCACCAACAGTAGCAACAATACCCATAAATGCGTTTTGCATTCTAGTCAATTGCCCTTGCTGTTCTTGCTGTGCTGCAAATTTCTTTACTTCAAGTCCTAATTGTTCTTTATCTATATTAGTTATATCTAATCCTTTATCAATAGCTTCTTGTGCCATTTTTTGGTCTTCAGCTGATAATGAGTTTAATTTTTCTTGTGCGTTTAATTGCTTATTAATTTCTTCCACACTCATACCAGCTGCTTTAGCTAATTGTTGTTGTGTGAAGTAATCTTTTTTACGGAAGTCACCACTTCTTTGTAATTGTGATAACGTTTCTGCATTAGCTTCAGCAAGTTTACCTTCCATTGCCAATGCTCTTGCTCTACTTAAATTAAATTCACCCCCAACAAATGTTGCTGCTACCAATTCTTCCTCTATACCATTTTCAAAATCTAATAATTTTTCTGCTAAAGATACTTGTTGTTTTAAAGAAGTACCCATTCTTTGTGCTTGTACTGCATTTTTTGTTAATGCATTCAAATCACCTTTAAAAAATGTTGATGCTGCTTCCGCATTTTCTGCAATATCTTTAAATATTTTATCAGGAGCTATTCCAGACATCTTAGCCATATTAGCAACTTGCAATTGAACATTTGCAGCTGTATCGGAACTCAATCCACCCACACTTTCAAATATACTTTGTACATTAGCTGCGTGTTCAGCGGTAACACCAAAATTGGTTTTCATTAAAGTTAATGCAGCTACAGTTTCTTCCGAAAATTGTGCTACATCACTAAATGATGTTTTTAATGCTGACATTGTATCAAACACATCCTTCAACTCAATACCAGCATCTCTATAATACATCTCAATATGATGCGCTTGATGTGCTAGTTCTTTTGTTTGTGATAGTGTTAATCCAGTTTCTTTTCTAAAATCTTCTGCAGCTTGGTCTAATGCAATAAACGAATGTAATGCTGCCCCAGCTGCAGCAAATACTAATGCCAAAGGTCCTAATTTTGTAATAGCTTTAATTAATCCTTTAGAAAAATCCAAAGCTTCACTCATAAACCCCGGCAAATGATGCATTAATTGATGTTGTTGTTCATGCAATTCAGCAATTCTTTCTTCTTTTTTCTCTAAAGCCTCTTTTATTTTATATAATTGCCTAGCTTCTTCTTTTTGTTTTGTAGTTAAATGAGATATACTTCTCTCAAATTGTTCTATTTTTTCCTCATGAGCAATATGCTCTCCGCTGTGATGTGCTAATGATTGTGCTTGTTCGATTACAGCTTTTTGCAACCCTTCTAATGTTTCTCTCCTTGCTATTGATTTTTCTAAAGCAGCGCCATCCAAGTTTACCTCAGCTTGCTTCATTTTAATTACTCGTTGAGTAACAGAAGCTAATGAACTTTCAGTAGTAAACTTACCATCTATAATTTTTTTAGTGGCCTTACTTAACGATGCAATTGATTCCAATGCATCTTCTTCGTAATCTAAATATTCCTTTCTTTTTTGATATTGAATTGCAGATTCTTTTTGGAGCTTTAATCTTATTTTTTCCTGCTCCATCATATCTTCCAACTGCTGTTTTTCAGAACCTACGGCAGTAGCAATTTTTTCGTTTATAATACGAATACGTTCAGATATCTGAGCGTTTTCTTCTAACAAACGATTTAATTCTGATTGTTCAGCTGGTGTAAGTGGTTTTATTGCCATTTATAGTATTACTTAAAATCTTTTCCTATAATCCCCATATCTTGCATTTTTTTAAACAATCTTGGGTCTTCTTTTTTCATTTGTCTAAGTCTAGGAACATATGATTGATTAATATCTGCTAATTCAGCATCTAATTTTTTTAATATTGGGTCATCATCAATAATTTGCTGCATAGTTTCAGGTTTTTTCTTACCAAATAATCCCCAAAACTCATTTAATTTTGATTCTGATATTTTATATCTTTTCATAGTATATACAATTTAACATCTATAAATATCCCATAAATAAAAAAGTTAGGATTACCAATGATTATCGGCGTATCCTAACTTTAGAATTTGATGATTTATTTGTTTTCTGAACTTCTTCTGATTCTTTTTTCTTTGCATCTACCAACTTATTATAGTAAAAATTTCTAAGATAAGTTGGCATTTTATACATTTCCATTATAGTAAATCCATTCCCATATTGAACCATATCAAATATTTGGGTATGGACCATAATACTATGATTCGGAGCCAGGCCAAAAAAACCCTACCCCCATCGAGATAGGCGCCTCCTCCACCTCACCATCTTCGTGGGTATATTCAAACTTCATATCCAAATCAGGTGATATTGTTTTTATATATTCTCTAAATGCTCTACTATCTCTAGCTAACATACCATTAACAAATTTATTAATAGTACCAATAGCGTTATCACCATCAACTGATTTAATCATATATCTTAAACGAGTTGTGATTGATGCAGATACATCTTTACCAAGTTTTTCCAATGCGGTAATATCTCTTTCAATAGCCGTTTCATCTGCGTGTGTAAGTAATTTAAATGTAATCTTAGTTCCGTTGCTTGGTAATTTAAATTCAAATTCATTTTTATTATTGAACATTGAAAAGTCTACTTCTTTTGTTTTAACTTTACCCAAATCAACCGTTGCTTGTATTGATTGTCCTAATTTAGAAGAATAGAAATTAAATACATAATCAGGACCATATCCTAATAATCTTGTTGCTAATATAATAGCGTTTTTGTCACCCAATATAATATCATTTGGGTTTACACCATCAACGATAATAGATTCAAATAATTTATCCAAAACAATACCTTTTTTGATAAGATTTTGATTTGATAGAATATCTTCTTCTTTTGCAGTCATGTACTTTATAGTAATTCTGCCAGATGATAATGGATTATCTTTTGGATATACTTTACCTTGAGATGGAAGGTCTAATACCTCCGTTGGAAAATCATATTGTTTTTCGCTCATAACTTTGTTATTTTAAGTTTGTATATATAAATACATAGTTTTTAAAAAAATAGAAAGCACAAAAAAGGGGATTCTTTTGAAATCCCCTTAATTTTATATACTTTTGATTAGAATTCTAAGATTGCGTAATCGTAAGTTAATGTTAATTCTATTGTTGCAGGTTCATTAGAATCAAATGCTAAGTCACCAAAGTTAGCCTGAGAGATAAATGCACCTTTTAAAGTCCATTGTTCAATCTTATCACCAACAGGTCCTAATAGATAGAATGTGATATCTTTCTTATAGAAGTCAGCGTATCCATCTCTACCAGTTATTGATTCATGTCCTAAACGAATCCAGTCCATTACCGCCTGAGCTGCTGAAGGAACAATTGGGTCATACAAAGTGATAGTCACATCTTGCCAATCTCCCTTACCTTTCAACTTTCTCTTAACGTTGATGTGGTCCATTACAATAGGTTCAAATTGAATTGAAGGTCTATTTGCTGCCTTTACAAGATATGAAGGGATATTTTCAATCTCCATCACATATCTATTTTTCATCTTCGGTTCGAAGTTCGTATAGAACATCTTATCAAACTCTAATATTTCTGCCATTTTTATTCCTTTTTATTATATTAATAAATATCTACTTTGTTTATTTTCATATTATGCTGTGAAACTTGCTCCAGTTGGTAAGATGTTGAAATCAATTACGATGAATTCAGCTGTCTTAGCCGGTTGTAAGAAAATTTGTCCTGCTAATATGTTTCTATCAATCACATCAGGTGTGTTGTTACTTTCATCCATTACAACTTTGAATGTGTAAAGACCTTGTCTTTGTTGTACAGACTCTAAATAAGGATTAACAGTATTTAAGAATCTATTTCTAGTCGTAGATGTGTTTTGTTCGAACACTAAGAAACGAGATGTTGAAGCGATGAACTTCTTAAGAGTGATAAGTAATCTTCTAACATTGATTCTATCTAAAGCAGATGCCTTATCTTGCAATGTCTTCTGTCCGAATGCTACAATACCTTGTCCAGGAAATGCTGCGATTGGGTTTACTTTGTTCTCATAAAGAGTATCTCTTTCAGCGTGCGTTAATCTATTTAATACACTAACTGCTCCAGTGATACCACCTCTATTTAAACCAGCAGGTGCGAACCATTCAGCTGCTAATCTATCATTAGAAGCGAATACAGCCGGCATCAATACTGATGGTGGTACAGTTGTTAATTTATTTGTGTTACTATCAATTGTTTTAACCCAAGGATAGTAAGTTGCTACATAGTTTGAATCTACTGAATTTGCTTGCTCAGTTGCTTCAGTAATTGTATCATCATAATCGTTGAAATCAGCGATGTAGAAACAATCTTGTCTATCTTCAACCATATCAATTACTTTAGAAGTAATAGCCGGATGTAATTGTCTTACAATACCAGGAGTTACTACCATATTGATATCATACTCATCAGGATTAGATACAGCGTTGATTGCTTTTGTATATGCTACCGAACCAGATGCTGTTGAAGTTGCGCAATTGAATCCTTGCTGATTTGCATTTCCCCAATCAGTATCACCAGCTTTAGCTATTTTTACAGTTGGGTTAGTACCATCAAATCCGAATTGGAATCCTAATATAAATTGTCTCTTAACCATATCAGTTGATGCTGAACCGGTCATTACATATGATAACCCTTGCTCACCATCAAATGCGAATGCTTTGTTTGCCCCAGCAACTGCTGATGCAGGTATTGGTGCTAAGTACTGAGCGTTATCATTTTTTACACCAGCAGTTTCAAAATCAAAACCAGCATAATATACAGGAGATGATGATGTGTTGTTTGCTGAACCAGTTTGGTAAACCACTGCAGGTACTCTACTTTCAGTACTACCTAAATAAACAGGGTTAGTGTATGCTTCGTGTCCGAATGGTGCTGCTGATATTGGATAAGAACCAGGTCCTAAAATATTAGCGTTTGAATCCTGAACTACAACTCTTACATATTTTGATTTTGAAGTATAATCACCATATTCAGTAATTTTACCATTAGAATCAATTGTGAAATATCTATCACCAATTCTTCTAGCGATATAGTTTGGAGAAGCAGGGTCTAAGTTTACATTGTTAAATGTTTCAACAACACTCTTTCTCTTATCAGTATCACTATATGAACGAATTGTTACAGTAAATGTAGAATAATCAGTTGCTCCATCTTCACCAGCTGCTTTTACATTAGAAATACCAACTTTAAATTTAGTATTATATAATGTACCATGTCCAATAGTTTTAAATTGGAATAGATTATATCTTTCACCACTAATTAATTGTGATTGAACAATTGGAGTTTCAGCTTCTTTTGCATCACCGAATTCTTGTGTTGGTAATTGAGCTACAGTTAAAACTGTCTTATTACCAATTACATTAGATGAACCAGTGTAAAATTGTGCAATGTTTTCAAAGTATTTGTAAGCGTATGCTGTTTTTGAACCATATGGAGATTCACCAAATACATCTGCTAAATCATTAGTATCTGTTGGTAAAATAGATGCAGATACATTAAAAGTTACTGCTGAACTAGAAAGTACAAACGAACCAATACTAGCATCATTTTGTACTAAAGTTGTTGATGGAAAACCAACACCTTCGTTACCAGTATATGTTGAATGTAATACTCCAACTAATTTAGCTTGGGTATCTCTATTAGAACCAGATGCAAATATTGCCAAAGGTGCTAATTGTTGATATCCACCAATACCAGCAACTCTTACGATTGTTGCTTGTCCAGCTTCTCTTAAATAGTTTTGTACTGCATATTCAGTATAATAAGTTCCATCAGGAGTACCGAAGATATCTTCGAACTCTGATTGGGTTCTCACAATAGTAGGTACGAATGCAGGTCCTTGCTTAAAAGGTCCTATAAATGCTGCTCCGATTTCTCCTACACCTTGTGCTAAGAATGAAAGGTCATTTTCTCTTGTGAAAACTCCCGGTGATACGATTCTTTCTGCCATTTTATTTCTCCAATTTGTATTTTAAGTTTGTAATTAAGAAAATCCCATGTAATTACCTATATAAATATAAAGAAAATGTTCAAAACACAAATTTGTTTATAAATAAGTGCTTTGAACATATTACAATAAAAATCTTTAAATATTATTAAGTTGTTGGTGCAACCTCTGGTGGGGTTGGTGTAGCACTACCAGATGTTGGTGACCAAGGTAAATCAATTTCATTTACATCTATTGTTGCAAATTTTACAGTATTAATTTGTTTTTGTATTTGTTGATTTATATGATTCATATAGTTCGATGGAGATGAACCACTTACATGGTTTTGTATCCAACCCAATACTAATTCTTCTGTCAAATCTCTATAATCAACAAAACCATCACCATTAAGGTCTTGTATTTCAAAAGGAGTTGCTCCATTGAATATACCGCTATTACCATCTTCATCGGTACCTGTTAATCTCCAATTAGTACCAACAATTACATCAGATAAATTTTCTGTGTTTTGTTTTTTAAGTCCTATTAATTTCCAATCGTATGTTAATCCCATAATTTTTTATTTTATATTATATAAATATATTGATTTTAAACTTCCAATGAACCACTATAATAATCGGTAGTTAATAAATGTCTATATGCTTGTGCCATATGGTCCAATGTTGATGATTGGTCTATAAAAAATACGCACTTATGGTCCATACCAGCAGTACCAATACTAACACCATGTTTATTATCAGATGGGTTAGTTCCTATAAATCCAATTGGGTTTGCATTGGCATCCCTTGCAGCTTTATTTACCCAAATAGTTACTGCCACTTCTCCAGTATATCCAGCAGACCAATATACTTCCGTACCTGCGCTTCTATTCATTGGCGTTAAACCATCGGGTCTAGATAGGTCAACAGGTGGCTTAAAATCTGCCATTCTTTTTTCAACTTTTATATTTGTAACAACGTGATATGCATTTGGTACAGTCAATCCAGTTCCTGGTAATTCGTAATCTCTAATTAGTGCCATATTATTATCCTTTAATATTAAGTATTAAATTATTTAAAATTTCTTTCAATTCTTTAATTTCAGCTGATTGTTTTTTTATAATTTCATTTTGTTCTTTTATTGCTTCAATAAATAAACCAGCAAAATTACCATATGAAACACCATACTCATCCACATCAGCTGCGTATGTTACTACCTCAGGTAATATTTTTTCTACTTCTTGTGCAATTACCCCTATATTTCTTTTTTTGGTTTCATCATTAATTCTACTATAAAATACACCTCTCATTTGTGATACTTTATCTAAAGCATTATCAACAGTTATAATATTTTCTTTTGCTCGTCTATCAGAATAAGCTACTATATTACCTTCAGAATAAATACCTTTAGCTACATATATACCATATGCTCCAGATGTTGAAGATGTACAAAATCCCGTACAGTTATTTCCTAACGAATGATACAATACCCATCTTCCAGCGTCTTGTAAATATATTCCACCATTACCACTCTCCCACATATAGTGAGGTAAATATGCTGAATCGATTACGTGTCCATACCATCCATTTCTATTACCATTCATTCTCCAAGCACCATATGTGATGTTGTTTGGATACCAGTGAGCTCCGTTTTGACTGGCGTAATATCCCGTGTCATTGGTCCACATCCATTTATACTTAAATGAATAGTTTGATGAACCTGCCAATTGGATACACAAATCACTCATATCGTAATCAGAATAAACTCTAGTTCCTTCATAAGAACCAGCATTTCCTCCCAATTTAATACCAGTATGATATGCAATTCTTAAATCCGGATAAGGATAACCCCATCCACCACCTTCTTGGAAGATAGAGTATGCATTTGTACCTTGTCCAGAGTTACCACCAGTACCAATGAAATCTATACGAGCTGCTCTCATATAGTTGTTGAATTCACCAGAACTCATTTGAGAATATCCAGTAGGGTCAGTATAATATGCCGTATTGTTTTGGTCATAGAATATTGGTGCTCTAGAACTACCATTTGAATATGAGTTACCACCTCTATCAATATAGAAGTCGGTAGTACCCCAACTTTGGTTTCTATGTCCGTGGTCGTGATTGATTCTAAAATAAGAATCATCTGCATATCCATATCCACAAGACCATGTATTACTATTAAATCCGCTTGAGAATAAGATAGAAGGTCTATCACCTCCAGGTCCACCATTTACTCTAAATTCACCAACAATACCCCAAGAGTTATCACCCTGGTTGTTTGCTGCCATAAATGCTCTACTATTAGGACCTGTTCCAAGTTTTACAACTTCTAATACTAAACCAGTGTTTGTAAAATAACTATATCCATTAGGGTCTACATATCGAGATGTGTCATTGGCATCGTACATAATTGTAGAATATAGTGAACCAACACCAACTTCATTCAATCCGTACATTGCTAACTTATACCAAGCACGCTTTGAACTCCAATAAGATGTCCACCATGCACCTTCAATAGGTCCACCAACTAATTGCCACCCATATCCACTATTATATGAACTTACATAGTGAAGTGCCTGAACTCCAGTCCAGTGAGATGTACCAGCAGGTTGGTTAGCCGGATTACTCCATGTATCAAAGAATCCACTACCCCAAGTAAATACAGAGATAAGGTCCGTTGTACCCCATCCCATTGAACCTACCCAATAGTTAGTATCTCCAGTATAATCATTTCTTCTAAAGTTACCCTTTGCAGTTAAACCAATTCTCATTTTACCATAATTGGTCAAACCTTGCCAGTTGGTCTCACTATTAAAATCACCATAATATCCAGTATCTCTATCGTAATAAATTGGTGCGTTCATTTGGTCTCTTGCCCAAATTCTAGAAGAAATTGCTGCGAATGTAGTACCATAGTTCATTACTAATAATCCGTGGTCATTTAAAAATCCAGCTTGTCCTCCAGCGTTTGGATGTGACCAAGCTAAACCATATAAGTTACCAGGACTACTTCCATCAATTGCCAATTTATATGAATCACTCATTGCAAATACACCCTGATATCTAGTAGATGTATAAACACCTACAACAGATTGTCCGTAGTTGTAATCTAAGTAAAGGTTATTGTTTGTACCAATTCTAACTGCCGAATTAAATCTAACAGAAGATGTACTATCTGCATTAAATCCTAATAATGTGTTTCCTGCTGAGTTATTTGATGAATAGAATCCACCTGCTTCGTAAGCGTAATAAGAGCCATCAACTAATGTATATCCTTGTCCACCTTTATATAGGATTACAAATTCAGAACCCCCAGACATAGCATGTCCCCAAGCTCTAGTAAATCCATAAGATGCTAAATCACCTAACCAACCACCACTATTATACCAAACTTGTGCGCCACCAATGGTCATATTAACGGCGTTAATACCACTATTTGTAAATGTTGCCGATGTTACACCATTACTACTTTGAACTCTAAATCCAGTTCCAAAATAGTATCTCATTTCTTCCCAATCATCATCCGCATTCCATATAAAGTGATTGGTATCTCCGTTAGTTCTTAGATATAATCTTTGGTCATTTAAACCATAAGAACCAGTCATATTTATACCACCACTAATAGGAATTGCGTATCCAGAATAGTTTCCAGCATGCAACATTGCTCTCCACCCACTTTGCCAGTTCGTAGTACCATACCATCCGTATCTATGAAGAATTTCACCCTGATAGAAATAGTATTGGTCATGTTGATGCCCACCTAATCCATAATATTCAATTAATGTACCATAAGATGAAGGTGCTCCACTTTGAGTGTAACTATCCCACATTCTAAAGGACATTGATTGAGTACCACTACCAGTACCATGAGCTCCCCAACTATAATCCCATTCTCTATAAGGGAATGTTACTTGGTTTACTACTATTCTATTACTATTCCATAAATAAGTTGTATCATCCGAAACATAATATAGTGGTGAACGTAAATTACCATTTACCGAATCAGGCGTTACATATACTTCCTGATTTACCATTCTTAATGTAGTAAAATTCGATGCACCTTCAGTACCAGTATTTAAATTGATTCTTTTTGATGAACCTCTATTTGATATATTGATTGCGCCAGCTCCATCTAAATTCATAGATAATCCATCAGTAGAATATGCTGCATAAGAACCAAAAGATTGTGTTCTACCACCCATACCAAACCAAACTCTTTGAGTACTATTATCATCATACATTCCCAATAACATATATCCAGATGCAGATGTATTATGCCATCTCATAAACGGAGCGCCACTACTATTGAATCTTGCTAAACCATTTACAATTAAACCGGCATTATTTACATTCAAATTACCAGTATCTAATGTTAAATAATTTGTTCCATTAATACTCCAATAATGAGCGTTATTATTAGAATCAATTTGATATGTTGTATATGCTCCAGAGTTTGAAGGTCTAGTTTGGAATCTCATTTTTGCACGGCTGGTGCCATTATCTACAGTCTCTATATAAAGACCTCCACTATCCATATCACTATAAGTGTAATATGAGTTACCACCAGAAGACCATCTTAAATTACCAACCGCTTGTATAGTAGCTTGAGGAGTACCAGTACTTCCAGCTATTAAGCTATTTGTTACTTTAACGTTTGCATCACTAGTACCAACTGATAAAATAACTGCATCTAAATCTTCATTATTATAGAAACGAACACCACCATATCCAGGCTGTGCACCCATACGAATACCAGTGTGCCATCTTAAATCCAATTTAGTATAGTTACCACCAAAATTTTCTAAGTTTGTACCGATGTAGTAATTGCTATTTGCATCAGAGTCACCACCACCAAAATGTAATCTAGTAGAACCTACTGAACTATATGCCTGATTACTAAAGTTACCACCAATTACAGCTCTACCTGTTACTGTTAAATCATTAAAAGTAGGAGAATCGGTTGTACGAACATACTGATTCATATAATATGCATATGGAGAATTGAAATCAGTAAGAACTAATCTACCACTTCCCCAATTTGCCGAATCAAATGCTTGTTTTGCGAAGAAAACATTTTCTGAGTATTTGTCACTTACAATAGCGAAACTACTCTTAACATCACCACCACTATATGTACTTGTCCATAACACATCACTCCAAGGACCACTAAATCCTAAATTACCACTGGATAGCATTGCTACTTTAAACTTACCAGCTCCAAATATAGCGTTGTTTGGTTTTTCACTACCACCACTCACATAGTAACCACCTAAATAGTTATCTGCTCTTGTATATTGTCTTTGGTCATAATAAGTACCTTCTTGCCCATCCAATAAATCTGAATTGAGGCTTGATACTAATGTAGTTGATGAAACTACCAATGGAGATGTACCAGTTGCAACTCCTAATGTTAGTCTATTATGTGTTACGTTATCAGTTGTTCTAACCGGTTGGTTTAAATAATCTGAGAATTGGTAACCGTCCCATAAATCCGCATCCAATCCAGTACCAGTTCCATCATTTGCACTATGCCAAATTGTTCCAGCAATATGTCCTTGATTTGCAGTTGTCATAGTTACCCATCCAACCGATGACCAAGATGTATTATCCGTTCTATTTCTTATTTTGAATCCTCTAACAGGAGTATTATATTCAAACTCCATTTGAACTGTTCCAGTAGAACCACCCATATTAGTAGACCACAATCCAGAACTATATCCTGTATAACTTAAGGTTCTAAATCCATTATCAACATAAGTATCAATACTAGTACCAGTACCTCCACTTAAATTTCTAAAGAATAATGAATTTTGTTGTCCACCTAAATAATCAGAGTTTAAGTTACTAACTAAAGTTGTAGATGATACTGCTAATGGTGATGTACCAGTTGCTACAGTTGATGTTATTCTATTGAATGATGGTGAATCAGTTGTACGAACATTTTGGTTCATTAAATGAACTTCAGTTGCTCCTTGTCCACTATCAACAGTTCCACTAAGAACTAAATTACCAGCTATGTATGTGTTATCGTCGTGATACCATCTATCACTACCTTCATCCCAATAAAATTGTTTTGTTGCTGCATTGCCTCTCTTAACTTCTATACCAGCATTTTCAGTTGGTGTAGTTGATGCTCCAATATCTGCGTTAAGTGTAATGATATTATCACCTACATTTAATGTTGTTGTATTAATATATGTTGTTGTACCACTTACAGTAAGGTCACCACTAATTGTAGCGTTACCAGTTACTGCTAATGTAGTACCATCGAATCTTAAATTTGCTTCAACAGTTCCGTTAGGAGCTGAACCATTTAGTGTGATTACACCATTATCAGTTGTACCAGTTAATGCTAATAATCCAGATGTACCAGATGTACCACGCGTACCTGATGTTCCACTACTTCCAGAAGTTCCAGAAGAACCAGAAGTACCACTACTTCCAGAAGTTCCAGAAGTTCCAGAAGTACCACTACTACCGCTTGTACCAGCAGAACCACTTACTCCAGAAGTTCCCGATGAGCCACTTGTACCAGAAGTTCCTGAAGTACCTCTACTACCACTTGTACCAGAAGTTCCAGCCGAACCACTTGTACCAGAAGTTCCTGAAGTTCCAGCCGAACCACTCACCCCACTACTACCACTAGTCCCACTACTACCACTTATACCAGAAGTTCCTGAAGTGCCTCTACTACCACTTGTACCAGAAGTTCCTGCTGAACCAGAAGAACCTTGTGCTCCAGAAGTTCCAGATGTTCCTGCTGAACCAGAAGAACCTTGTGCTCCAGAAGTTCCAGATGTTCCCGATGTACCTGCCGAACCTGAAATTCCAGATGTACCAGAAGTTCCTGATGTTCCTGCTGAACCAGAAGAACCTTGTGCTCCAGAAGTTCCAGATGTTCCTGCTGAACCCGATGAACCTTGTGCTCCAGAAGTTCCTGATGTACCTCTACTTCCACTTGTTCCCGAAGTTCCTGAAGTTCCCGATGAACCCCCACTACCACTTATTCCAGAAGTTCCAGATGAACCAGAAGTTCCTGATGAACCAGAAGTTCCTGATGTACCTCTACTTCCACTTGTTCCCGAAGTTCCCGATGAACCACTTCCTCCACCGGCTCCAGTTATACCTGAAGTTCCCGATGAACCTCCACTACCAGCCGTTCCATTCGTTCCACTTGTACCGCTTGTCCCACTACTACCAGAAGTTCCTGATGTTCCATTTGAACCGCCACCACCAGTTATACCACCACTTCCTGCAGTTCCAGAAGTTCCCGAAGTACCACTACTACCACTTCTTCCAGAGGTTCCCGATGTACCAGCTGTACCAGTTGTACCACCCGTACCATTTGTACCACTTATTCCCGATGAACCACTCGTACCGCTTGTTCCACTACTACCACTTAGTCCAGATGTACCGCTTGTACCAGAAGTTCCTGATGTTCCAGAAGTTCCTGATGTTCCAGAAGTTCCTGCCGAACCCGTTGTACCACTACTACCGGTTGAGCCCGATGTTCCAGAAGTTCCTGATGTACCACTTGTACCACTACTACCGCTTGTACCAGAAGTTCCTGATGTTCCAGAAGTTCCTGATGTTCCAGAAGTTCCTGATGTGCCAGCCGAACCAGTTGAACCAGAAGTTCCTGATGTTCCAGAAGTTCCTGATGTTCCAGAAGTTCCAGACGAACCCTGAGAACCAGAAGTTCCTGATGAACCCGATGTACCAGATGAACCAGATGTTCCTGATGTTCCCGATGTTCCAGAAGTACCAGATGTTCCTGATGTTGCTGCTGCTGTTTTTACACCAACTCTACCAGTTGTTGTATTATAAACTAAAACTTCATTTGTACTACCATCTTGCGGTAAAGAACCAACACCAAATGTTAATGAACCAGTAATCCCAACACTTCCAGTAAATTCCTGCTTATCAGTTTGAGCATCACCAAATTTTGATGAACCACTTGCGTAGATTATTGATGATGATATATAAGTTACTTTTAATTCAGTTGCATTTATTGTACCAGCTACTGTTAAATCAGTATTAACTACTAAACCTTTATTTGGAGAAATTATTGCCGTTGCTGAACCTGATTTTAATCTATCCAAATCACCAATTGATGTAGCTGATATATTAAACAATCCACTACCATCTCCTCTAAACAAAGATGCTGATATTGATGATGAAATATTAAAAGAGCCACTAATTTGGGTATTTGCTTTTATTTGAAGTGGTGATGTACCAATTACTCCAATTACATTTGTTTGTACTGCAGAAGAACTAAAATTTCCTACAATATTAACAGATTCAGATGAGGCATTTAAAATAGGAGAACCACTTACAAAAAGTGATACACTATTTACACTAGTCTGATTTAAACCATTTGGATTATTACCGTTAAACGCCATTTAATATATCTTTTTATTATGTCAATTCTAATACTGAAACAATTACATCTGCCGAAGCTGCTAACGATGATGTAACTGAAATAAAGTCTGTTGCTTCTAATACAACTTTTTGGTCTCCACCTACCATAACATTTGAACTACCTTGTACAATTAAAGCATTCTTTACCAAAAATACGCATTTGTTTCCACCATTGTCTCTAAGCATTACACTTACAGAAATATTTTGAGTTGATGTATTTGCTACATTGACACCAATTACAGTTGCTGCTGTTCCTGCCGGAGCTTCATATACTTTTACGCCTGTTATTCCGATTGAACTTGTTATACTATTTTTAAATGTATTTGCCATTTTGTTTTATTTTTATCCTAATGCTATTGCAAAGGCTATTGCCGAATCTAATACGTCCACACCATCTACTAAATAACCACCTTGTGTTAATCTAATAGAACCAGTAATTATTTGAGAACCAGTAACAGATAATCTTTGATTTATATTAAGAAAATCAAAAGATGCTTGAGATACATCAATAGTTCCTTTAAATGAACCAGTAAATGAACCAGTAAATGAACCGCTTAAATTTGCGTATGCATTTGAAGCTTGAATAATTGAACCTGAAAATATTGGACTATGTATTACCATCTATATCTATATACTTTTGTGTTATGTGTATAAATATAAATAATTTTCCTTTTAAGGTTTCACAGGCCAAGTTATACTAAATGGATTGGGTTGAGATGTAATATCTCTTAAAGATTGTCTGTATTCAGACCAAATTGCTTTTGTTTCAGCTGATACATCTGCTAATTGTGTCCAATCACACTCTACCAATAATTCATTTCGAGTTTCTCTAACAATAAACCATTGATTTTCTAATCTATAATCTATTTCAGTTTGAGATGCATTGGTTTGAATCCAATTTTGATAATATACACCATCAGTTAAAACAGGCGTTCCTTCGGTGATATTTTTTGTGTAATCGGTTGGCATTGGAGTTGGAGTAACTACATACATATCCCACTCTATCAATGATGTATCAGTTAATTCGCTAGGTAAGCTTACATTTGGAAATGCTGCTCTTAATTGAGGAATACTATAAGGATAGTTTATTGTTTCATCTATAATTCGTAAATACATATTATTTAAAGTTTACAGGTATTGATGCAAAATTTGATAAACCAGTACAATTGTTGAATGCATCAGTTCCAGATGGAGTTGGAGTTCTTAACCACAATTCAGGTGCAGTTCCCGTTAATGAATTTACAGTTGAACTCATATTATAAATATTATTAAAAATAGTTACGTTTGTATTAAATGTAAATTGTAATACATTTGTTAATGCTCTACAATTTCTAAAAGTTGATGAAAAGTTTACTACTAAAGTATTAGTATCAAATAATGTAGAAGGTACTGATGTTAATCCAGTACAAGCAAAAAAGCAAGATGCAAATGTTGTTGCTAAAGTTACATTATCAAATAATCCAGTTGGTACGGTTGTTATAGTTGTTATACCAGAAAAACTATCCGTAAATGTTGTTGCGTTTGGTGAATAATCAAATACATCCTCAGGAATTGCTGTTATTCTAGTACCTCTCATAAAAGAGGCAAAAGAAACTACCTCTGCTAAACCAGTATACCCACCCACACCACTCAATGAAGCACTTCCAGGTATTGCTGTCAAATTAGTACATCCATAAAAATTTATAGTTCTTAATCCAACAATTCCCCATTGTACTAATTCCGTAACAAGAGTTCTAATACCAGCATTATTATCGACACGAAAACCTGGCATAAATCCATTTATAGTAATTGTATAAGTTCCGGCTGTTACAAAGGTATGTATTCTATCTACTGAATTTGATGATGTTATTAGTGGTGATGATGTAGAATCTCCCCAGCTAATCGTTAAATTAGGAGTTAAACCACCATAATCTACTAAAGGAGTTGTAAATACAGTATTAGCCGTAGTCGTTGTTATTCTAAATACAAACGGAAAAACTGCCGATGATTCTGATTCTACTAGTCTTCTAAATATTCCCATAACTATAATTATTAACTTAAGTTTTTACCTGTTACAAATCCATAGTAAGATGTTCCACCATTATAAGTGTAGAATACTAAAACATCAGTTCCAGAAGAAGTAAGTATTGGCGCACTTCCACCAACCCAATCAACACTAGCAGGCCAAGTAATTGCATATGCTCCGGCATTTACGGTTACTAATGTAAATCCAAATCCAATTGGAGAATTAGGTGCGTTTGTTATTGTTATTGTTGCAGTTCCGTTAAATTGTCTTCTAAAGTTGTTTGCTGTTGATAAATCCAATGTTGCACTTCCACCAGTTCCTAAATCATTAAATGTTTCTCTATATGTTGTTGATATTACGTTACCTACTACTGCTAAATTCGTACCATCAAATGTTATATTACTTTCAACAGTTGCACCAACGGGTGCATTTGTGTAAGTTAATAATCCATCATTGGTTGTTCCAACCAAAGAAAATCCATTTGTACCAGAAGTTCCAGATGAAAATGCCGGTGAATTAGTACCCGATGTACCATTTGCACCACTAGTCCCAGATGAACCAAAGAATGTACCATTTAATCCAGAAGTACCATTTGCACCACCACTACCAGAAGTACCAGATGAAAATCCCGGAGCGTTTGTACCTGATGTACCAGAAGAACCGGAAGCGCCAGTCTCACCATTAATACCACTCGTACCACTGCTACCAAAGAATGTACCATTAACACCAGAAGTTCCTGATGTACCAGAAGTTCCAGAAGTTCCTAATCCAGACGTTCCCGATGTTCCAGCCGTACCACTTATTCCAGAAGTTCCTGATGAACCGAACATTGTACCATTTAATCCAGAAGTTCCTGATGTACCAGAAGTTCCCGATGTACCAGCAGAACCAGATACTCCAGAAGTTCCTGATGTGCCGCTTGTACCACTACTACCAAACATAGTACCATTCAATCCAGAAGTTCCTGCTGTCCCAGAAATACCAGATGTGCCCGATGTACCACTTACTCCGGAAGTACCCGATGTTCCAGAAGTACCACTACTTCCAAACATTGTACCATTTAATCCAGAAGTTCCTGATGTTCCTGATGTTCCAGAAGTTCCTGATGTTCCACTACTTCCACTTACTCCTGAAGTACCACTTGTACCACTACTTCCAAAGAAAGTTCCATTTAATCCAGAAGTTCCTGATGTTCCCGATGTACCAGAAGTTCCTGATGAACCATCCGTGCCATTTAAACCAGAAGTTCCCGATGAACCACTTTCTCCAGAAGTACCACTACTTCCGAACATTGTACCATTTAAACCAGAAGTTCCCGATGAACCACTTTCTCCAGAAGTTCCAGATGTACCAGCTCCGCTTGTACCAGAAGTACCATCAAAACCAGATGTTCCACTACTTCCAAACATTGTACCATTTAAACCAGAAGTTCCTGAAGTTCCAGAAGTTCCAGAAGAACCACTTTCTCCAGAAGTACCTGAAGTACCACTTATTCCAGAAGTACCACTACTTCCAAACATTGTACCATTCAATCCAGAAGTTCCTGAAGTACCATCAGTACCATTTATTCCCGATGTACCACTTGTACCACTTGTACCAGACGTACCATCAGTACCATTTATACCAGAAGTTCCTGAAGAACCAAAGAAAGTTCCGTTTAATCCAGAAGTTCCTGAAGTTCCGCTAGTACCATCCGTACCATTTATTCCACTCGTTCCACTACTTCCACTTTCTCCCGATGTTCCAGAAGTACCGCTACTACCAAAGAATGTACCATTTAATCCAGAAGTTCCAGAAGAACCATTTTCTCCAGAAGTTCCTGATGAGCCATTTTCCCCAGAAGTTCCTGATGTTCCCGATGTACCATCAGAACCACTTACGCCGCTTGTACCACTACTACCAAAGAATGTTCCGTTTAAACCAGAAGTTCCTGATGAACCATTTTCTCCAGAAGTTCCTGAAGTTCCTGATGTGCCACTTGTACCGCTTGTACCAGAAGTACCACTACTACCAAAGAAAGTTCCATCTAATCCAGATGTTCCTGATGTACCACTTGTACCACCACTTCCAGATGTTCCAGAAGTTCCATCACTACCACTTGTGCCGCTTGTACCGCTTGTTCCATCACTACCAGAAGTTCCTGATGTTCCAGAAGTTCCATCTGAACCATTTGTACCGGATGTACCAGCTGAACCATTTGTACCTGAAGTTCCCGATGTACCACTTGCTCCAGAAGTTCCTGATGAACCACTTTCTCCAGAAGTTCCAGAAGTTCCTGATGTACCATCAGTACCAACACCACTTGTACCACTTGAACCAGCACTACCATTTGTACCACTTGTACCAGATGTACCTGAAGTTCCAGATGAACCACTTTCTCCAGAAGTTCCTGAAGTACCAGATGTACCATCAGTACCAACGCCGCTTGTACCAGAAGTTCCGCTTGTACCACTTGTACCAGACGAACCATCACTACCACTTGTGCCTGATGTTCCAGATGTACCAGAAGTTCCCGAAGTACCCGATGTACCACTACTACCACTAGTACCACTTGTACCAGACGAACCATCACTACCGCTTGTACCAGATGTACCGCTTGTTCCAGAAGTTCCCGATGTACCGCTTGTACCAGATGAACCCGATGTACCATCCGAACCAGAAGTTCCTGATGTTCCAGAAGTTCCAGAAGTTCCCGATGTACCCGAAGTTCCAGCCGAACCAGTTGAACCAGAAGTTCCTGATGAACCAGAAGTTCCCGATGTACCATCTTGTCCAGCTGAGCCGGATGTACCAGAAGTTCCTGATGTACCATCTGAACCAGTTGAACCAGATGTACCACTTGTTCCAGATGTACCAGAAGAACCACCACTACCAGATGTTCCACTACTACCACTATCACCACCACTACCAGAAGTTCCCGATGTACCAGAAGTTCCCGATGTACCAGAAGTTCCCGAAGTACCACTACTACCATTAGAACCAGAAGTTCCTGAAGTACCCGATGTACCAGAAGTACCTGCTGTACCAGCAGAACCATTTGTACCGCTTGTTCCCGATGTTCCAGAAGTTCCTGATGTTCCAGAAGTTCCTGATGTTCCAGAAGTTCCTGATGAACCACCACTTCCTGCAGTTCCATTTGTACCGCTTGTTCCTGATGTTCCTGATGTTCCAGAAGTTCCAGAAGTTCCTGATGTTCCGCTTGTGCCTGATGTTCCAGATGTTCCGCTTGTGCCTGATGTTCCAGAAGTTCCCGATGTCCCAGATGTTCCAGAAGTTCCCGATGTTCCAGATGTTCCAGAAGTTCCCGATGTTCCAGATGTTCCTGATGTTCCAGAAGTTCCTGATGTTCCTGATGTACCAGAAGTTCCTGATGTTCCTGATGTACCAGAAGTTCCTGATGTACCATCTAATCCAGAAGTTCCAGAAGTTCCTGATGTACCAGAAGTTCCTGATGTACCAGAAGTTCCTGATGTACCATCTACTCCAGATGTTCCAGAAGTCCCAGAAGTACCGCTTGTACCACTTGTACCAGAAGTTCCTGATGTACCATCCGTTCCACTTATACCAGAAGTTCCTGATGTACCAGATGAACCCACAGCTGCTGCTATATTTCTATATCCTAATTTTTTTGTTACTGTATCCCATATTACTACTTGCTCATATGATGCAGATGGTAAATTTCCAAAAAATACACTACCACTCACACCCAAACTAGCACTAACTACTAAAGATGCTCTAAAAGTTTGGTCAGTATTAATTTGTAAGAACGATGAAGTATCACTTCCAGCTGCATTTAAAGCGTATGATGCAGTAAATGCAAATATTGCTAATGAAGCCGTACCAACTCTCATTGATGCGGTTTGGAAATTTTGTATAAAGTTAGCCGTATCAACGTTTGATGCATTTTGTGCAAATAATGCATATGATGCGGTAATTGCTAAAGAAGCAGTACCAACAGTCATTGAAGATGTTCTACTATTTCTTACATAATCAGTTAAATTAAGATTACTTAAATCAGCTACATATGATGCGGTTTCTGCAAATTTAGAATTTAAAACAGCCATTGAAGCTGTTTGGTCATTTCTTACATAAGCGTTTGCATTTGATAACGATGCTGATAATGCTACCAACGATGCCGAATCAAATCCAGTTACAGCGTCTGCTAAAGCTGCTCTCCTAGCATAAGATGCCGAATAAACTTCACCAAATACCCTATCTCCATTAATAGTTCCATTTATTAAAGAACCACCACTACCAATTACAACATGTCCAGATGTTAATCCACTAAATACAATTTGTATAGTATCATCATCAATTGATTTTATTGTTCCAGGTAAAATTTGGTCTTCAGAACCAGTAGCGTACACCTGAACCATTGGATATTTTATACCCAAATTGTGTACAATAGTTAAATTACTTACATTATTAAATGCTACTGTTTCAGTTAATGATGTTTCCGGCTGAGGTATGAAATATCCTTGTGTTGGATTGAATCTTAAAATATCATATTCTGCACTAGCCGTAGCCCCAACTCCTTGGAAATTATATGTACCTAAGAATGAACCGGTAAATAATTGAGATTTAATAACATTACTTGCCGTAATATTATTTACTAATATTTTATTCAATACATTCAAATCACCTTGTATAGATGCTGATGTATTTACAACTAATCCTAAATTTGGAGAGATTTGTGCAGTTACAGAACCAGATTGTAATAGAGAAGTTTCAAATGCTAAATTAGCGATATTGATATTTCTTAATCCACTACCATCTCCAATAAATGAAGAACCAGATGCTGCTATTACATTTCCACCACTAACAAATACCGAACCACTCACAGTTAGTGAACCAGAGAATATTCTTACAGATGTATTTACTTCAAATCCTTTATTTGGAGATATCACACCTTCAACCGAACCAGATATAACTCTATCTAATTTAAGGTCTTGTAATGCGTTTGCCGGAATGTTAAATAATCCACCACCATCACCAATAAATAATGCAGCTGTTATAGGTACGTTTACATCTAATTTTTCTGGGTCTACAATTGCTCTACCAGAACCAGATTGAATTATACTTAATTGTAAATCTTCTAATGCCGATGCTGGGATATTAAACAATCCACCACCATCACCTTCAAAACGAGATGATGATATCGAACCACTAATACTTACCGAACCAGTGAATATAGAACCATAATAAGAACCAGAATTAGAACCTACACTTGAGAATACACCATTCGTTGTTACTACAAATTGTATTCCACTTTGAACGGATGCCGTTGCAGAACCACTTGCTATTAATGGAGCTGCAGATGCTTGTACATTCGTTAATTGAGAACCATCTCCAATGAATGAAAATGCTCTAACACTACCACTTACGTCAATTGAACCCGTAAATCTAGAACCAATGGCCGAACCAGTTGCTCCAGTTGTTACTACAAAGGAATCACCACTTTGAACCGATGCAGTTGCAGAACCACTACCAATGAATGGTGCAGCTGCCGCTTGTACGTTTGTTATAAATCTACCATCACCTAATATAAATTGAGCTTTTAAACTACCACTAACATCAACACTACCAGTTATACGAGTACCAATTTGATAATTTAAGCCAGAACCAGTTGCACCGGTTGTAACTACAAAAGTATCACCACTAGCTACCGAAGCCGTTGCAGAACCACTTGCTATTAAAGGTGATGCTGCCGCTTGTACATTTGTAATTTGAGAACCATCTCCTATAAATCTAAATGCTCTAACACTTCCACTTACATCAACACTTCCAGTAAATTGAGAACCAAACTCAGAACCACTAAATATATTAGTTGCTATTACTTTAAATCCAAAATCAGGACTTACAGATGCCGTTACTGAACCAGATACAATAAACGATGATAATAGTGCATCTTCAGTTAATGCAGAACGAGGAATATTTCTAAGATATGTTCCATCAGCAAATATAAATGATGATGAATCTATAAATAGTCCTCCGCTTGTATCATTTACAAATAAACTACCAGATACGGATATTGAACCCGTAAATTGAGATGCTATTTGTGTAACAAAGAAACTTTCACTTACTGATGAAGTAAATGGTGTTTTTACTATAAATCCAAATACAGGAGATACCGATGCTGTTACTGAACCTGATTTAATTTCAGATGAAGCTAATGCATCTTCAGTTAATGCAGAACGAGGAATATTTCGTAAATAAGTACCTTCTGAATAAATAAAAGAAGATGAATCAATTAAAATACTTCCACTAAAAGATGAACCACTTTCAACTGATTCAACAAAAAATCCTTTTTGTGGTGATACCGATGCTGTTATACTACCAGTTGCTATTCGTACTGCATCACCAGTAATATTTGAGAAAGGAATATCAAATAATCCTTTACCACTACCACTAAATACAGAAGCAGTTACTACACCAATTACTTTTGTATCTCCAATTAATTTTATTTCTGCTGGAACATATAATGCATCTACTACATTAATAGTGCCGGCCATTGAACCATGTAATTGACAATTATAATAAAGTGTATCCGGTGCACTTCCTGAAACTAAAAATGTTATAACACCAACATCATCACCATTATTAGTTACCCAAGTATCATATGAGTTTGCAGTACCTGTACTATTTGTATCTTTAATCCAAAATGGATGCCCACTAGCATTTACATTAAATGTATAATTTACATTTCTAACTAAAGTTAAAGTTGGGTTTGAACCACTTACTAATCTATTACTTATATTATATGCACTACTTCCAGCATTGGTTACGTTAAATACAGTATCTATATCAGAATATGCTAATTCTCTTGCCGAAGATGATACTATAAAACTTCCACTAATTGTAGAAAATGTATTTACTCTAAGCCCATAATCAGGCGAAATTGATGCAGTTACCGAACCACTTGCAATTCTATTAATTTTAAATGATAATGCAGATTCAGGAATATCAGATAATCCAGCACCACTACCACTAAAGAAAGAACCAGTCTCAACTCTAATATATCCACCAGTTACAAATAAACTACCAGTAAATTGCGAACCACTTTCAGCTGATATTACTCTAAATCCAAAATCAGGAGAAACAGATGCAGTTACACTACCACTTTTAATTTCGGTAGATATTAAAGCATCTTCGGTCAATGCGTTTCTAGGAATATCTTTTAATCCAGCACCAGAACCAGAGAAAAATGAGCCAGTCTCAACTCTAATGTATCCACCAGTTACAAATAAAGAACCTGTAAATTGAGAACCACTTTCAGCTGATATTACTCTAAATCCATCATCAGGAGAAACCGATGCAGTTACACTTCCACTAGCAATTCTTTTTAATTCTTCTGATAACGCTGAAAATGGAATATCTGTTAATCCTTTACCACTACCACTAAATACGGATGCTGATACTGAACCAGAAAAGTTTGATACTGAAGCGAATACCTCAAATCCTCTATCAGGAGAAATTGATGCAGTTGCAGAACCAGAGAAAATTTTAGAAAGGTCTAAGTTTGCCAATGCTGATAGTGGGATATCAAATAAATTTTTACCACTACCAGAATAAGATGAACCACTTGCTAATGATATATTACCACTAACAAATAAACTACCAGTAAATTGAGAACCACTTTCCGCAGATAATACTTTAAATCCAAATTCAGGACTAACCGATGCCGTTACACTACCACTTTTTATTTCAGTAGATAATAAAGCATCTGGCGTTAAAGCTGCTCTTGGTATATCAAATAATCTAGCACCACTACCGCTAAACGAACCACTGGATATTTCTATACTTGAATTTCCAAATATACTACCACTTAAAAATATACTACCAGTAAATTGAGAACCTTTATCAGAAGATACTACTACGAATCCAGAATCAGGACTTACAGAAGCTGTTACCGAACCAGATACTATCTTTGTTGCAACTTGAGGTGGTACGTTTATATTTGTTAATCTACTACCATCTCCTTGAAATGAACCACTAAAGCTTGAACCACTAATTTCTTGTCCAATTAAATTTCCAAATATAATTAAAGAACCACTAATATCAACAGACCCACTAAAAGTTGAACCACTTTCAACTGATTTTACTAAAAACCCATCATCAGGACTTACAGAAGCCGTTACAGAACCACTTGCTATTCTAGGAGAATCTCCAGTAAATGCTGCTCTTGGAATATTAAATAATCCCCCACCATCACCTTGGAAAAACGAACCACTAAATGAGCCAGTAAATTCTCTAGCTCTAATAATATCACTAACATCCAAACTTCCTGTTATGGTAACACCATCACCTTTTTGCAATAATCCATCTACTATATTAATAGTACCAGCCATAGATGCATGGAATTGACAAATATAATAAAGTCTATCAGGTGCATTTGATGGTACTGCAAATATTAAAGTACCAACTTGACCTCCATTATTCGTTACACCCGTATTATATAAATCGTTTGTTCCGGTTGTATTAATTGTTTTTATTTGAAAAGGATGTCCGCTTACATTTAAATTAAAAATATAAGTTATACCTCTTACTAATGTTAATGTTGGATTCGAACCAATAGCTGCCCCAGTAAAATTATAATTTAAATTATCATTATTAGTTACGTTAAATACAGTTTGTATAGATTCGGATGGAAAATATTGCTTAGATGCTGAAATAAGCATACTTCCACTAAATGTAGAGAATGTATTTACTACCAATCCTTTATCAGGAGAAATTGATGCAGTTGCCGAACCGCTTGAAATCTTAGATAAGTCTAAATCTCTTAATGCTCTTACTGGAATATCAAATAATCTAGCACCACTACCAGAGTAAGATGAACCAGAATTAATTTCAATTCCACCACTTACAAATAAACTACCAGTAAAACTAGAACCACTTTGTGCAGATATTACTTTAAATCCAAAATCCGGAGATGTTGATGCCGTTACACTACCACTTGCTATTAATGTTGCTACCAATGCATCCGGAGTTAATGCTGAACGTGGTATATCGAATAATCTTGCACCACTACCAGAATAAACACCACCAACACCCAATTGAATATTACCAGTAACAAACATGCTACCAGTTATCTGAGAACCAACCGTAGCAGATTCTACTCTAAATCCAAAATTAGGTGATACCGATGCCGTTACACTACCACTTGCTATTAAAGTTGCATCCTCTGCTAAAGCTGATTGTGGAATATCAAATAATCCCTTACCACTACCACTAAACATTGATGCGGATACTGGAAATTGGAATGTTGAGAATGTATTTACAACCAATCCAGTGTTTGGTGCGATAGATGCAGTTGCAGAACCACTTGCTATTAATGTTGCTGTTAAAGCTGGTAAATTAAATAATCCTCTACCATCTCCGATAAATAAAGATGCTGATATACTACCACTAATATCTACACTACCAGTAAATTCAGAACCACTTAATGCCGATTCAACTTTAAATCCATATGTAGGGTCTACGGAAGCAGTTACACTACCACTAGCTATTCTAAATGAATCACCACTAAATGCAGAACGAGGAATGTTAAACAATCCAGCACCATCTCCAGTAAATGCACCAGATACAGAACCTGTTATTTGTTGCGCTTTAAGTGAACCAGTTATTGTAACACTGCCGCTAATATTAAGTGAACCAGTTATTTGTTGTATATCTAATATATCATCTCCAAACTTATTTGAACCCGATGAATATATTACAGATGATGAAATATAAGATACTACTAATTGTTCTGCAAATATAGAATCTCTTACAATTAAATTTCCTTGAACTGTTGTATTTGTATTTACAACTAAATTACCTCCTATAAAAGATGCAGTTGCCGAACCACTAGCTATTCTAATTGCTGCAGGTAGATTTGTTAAGTTACTACCGTCCCCTTGAAATGAACCAGAAAAAGAACCTGAAATTTGGTCTAAACTAATTGTTCTTGCAAATCCTCTATTACCTTCACTATCCGAAACTACAATAGCAGGATTCGTTAATAATGATGCAGAAAAGCTAGGAACACCCAAATTCGGCTCTGCTTGAGATAAATCCAAGAATTGATACCTATCAGATGTTACATTTTTCGGGCTTACAACCCTTACCCTGCCCGTTAATAGATTACTTATTGCCATGCGTTACTTTCCAGCTTTGTTATAAATATAGAGAATCCCTTATAAATATCAATCAATGATATTATTGTTATTCATTCGCACTTTCTAACAAAGAAAGAACCACAGTTAATTGAGTTGAACCAGAAACAATAAATCCGTATGTTTCTTCTAATACTAATTTACCAGAAACTACCGGTGATAGTGAATCAGCTGGTGGTATTGTTACGTTCGTCACTAATCTTACAGCTTCTTGCTCAGCAAGTACAGGAGATTCAATTGTAGCTTTAATAACGTCTACCAAAGAATTTACAACATATATAGATGCAGAAACTCCAGCGTTCGTTCCGTTATTAAATGATGTCAATACAGATTGAGTAACTCCACTTTGAAATAATAATGGTGAAAGTGCAGAACCAGTTACAGATTCGTTTTTTATAATTTGATTTGATAATACTTTTAAATAATCTAAAGCAAATATAGATGCAGAATATTCAGTTGAATCAATTAAAGATACACCATTTTTATCAAAGTATGCTTTTGCTGCTTTATTTGTTCTAATTGTTGTGTTATTAACAATATCATATTTTATTGCATCCACATCATCCAAAGTATTTTGTTCAAAGTAAGATGATATAAAAGTAAATGGAGTTTCTGATAAACTATTTTGGTTTTGTGTATATGCTGCAATTTCTTTTCTTAAAAATTGTCTATTTGCATTTAATAATAAAGATGCACTAGCAAAACTACCACTAAAATTTAATAAATTTACAGAAGAACTTATAAATGAACTACCACTATATACATTTCCAAATTCAGGTACAGGTATTTCTTTATTTGATGTTACAAATATAGTTACGGGTTGTGTTACCAAACTATTATTTGTAATTTGACAAGATAACACAATAGATGATACACCTGCTGGTGTTGTATAAATTTCATCGGGCTCTCCAGTCAATCCTGTTACTACTGACTGAAACCGATTTAAGGGTACAAAAACTTCTGCCATTTTTTTATTTTTTTATTTTCTTTTTTTTTATATTTGTAGTGCCAATGAGAACGGAGTTACTAATGAGAATAAAGATTTACTAAATGTTCTACCCACAAGAGTACCAGTTGCCTGATTAATACTTAATCCCGTACCAATTCTAAAGTCACCATCCTGATTACCAGATGTGAAGAAGATTCTACCTCCACCCAATTCGGTAATTTCGTATATTGGGTCAGCCACACCACTACCACCCTGATTTGGAGGAAGTGCTTTGAATGTCACACCACTACCATTATAAGAGTAGTCAATACCAGTTGCTACAATCAAAGAACCAAATGATTCTAATGGTGCTCCAGCTGCTATAAACTCTGCTCTAGTTCTTAGATAACGATTTGTTTCCAATGTTTCTAATAATTGGTCTCTAGTCACAGCTATTGCACTTCCGTACTGACCATCATAATATGAAGATGCTGCTCTGATTCCTCTTTCATTTCCACCATACAATAAATCCGTTACAGCTGCATCTACAATAAATCCTGTATCACGTGAACAACTTGCCTCATTATATACTAAATATGGAAAAGCTCCATTTGTATATCCAATTGCTCTTTGTTTCAATTCATCTTTACCAGATTTCAATCTTTCAGCTGCTTGTCTTCTCTTAGTAGATGGTGCTAAGTAAGTTAATAGAGTATTTGCTACAATTTTTTCAGATATTCCTCTTGCGAAGTTTATGCCATCTATCGTTTGCTTCTTTTGTCCATTATTATCACCATAACTATCCAATATTGCTACCGATGGGAATTTGTAATAATATGAACCTGCTTCAATACTTCTTTCGTTACCACCATAAACTAAGTCAGTTCTGATTGCATCTATGATAAATCCTAAATCTCTACTACAACTTACTTCATTGTATTTCAAATTACTCCAAGACGAACTTAAGAATGTTATAGTTTCTTTTTGTATTAATTCTTTATTATCTGTCAATAATTTTGCAGTATCTATTAAAGATGCAGATGGTACTAAATACGTTGGATTGATTATTACTTTTTTAGCTGTCTTTCCAGCATATCTGATACCAGTAAGGGTTGGGTCTAATTGATTTTGAGTAGATGGTACACCTTTATTGATTGCGTTAGAAGGATATAAGTAATAATACTGTCCTGCTATCACACTTCTTTCTTGTCCACCATATAATACATCCGTTGCTGCTGCATCTATTAGGTATCCTACATCTCTCTTACAAGTTGCTTCGTTATAATATACACCACTCCAAGAAGAACTTACATAAGCAATAGTTTCAGCTGCCACAAATGCTTTATTCTTTCTTAATAAATCAAATGATGCCGATGCCTCTACTGATGCCGTTACGAATAGTATATTTTGTGCAATCTTTTGTGCTATTCTACCTGCGTAGTTTATACCATCAATTGTTTGTCCTAATTGTCCAACACCATCACCATCACCTTCAACGATTGCTAAAGATGGATATTCGTAATAGAATTTACCATTCAATACACCTCTTTCGTTTCCGCCATATAATAAATCAGTTGTTACACCATCTAAGATATAACCAACATCTCTCTTACACTTATCTTTATCATACTCAAATGTACTCCAGCTAGCAGTTAAGTAAGCTAGGGTTTCATTTTGTATAAACTCTCTATTCTTTCTCAACAAATTAACCGATGCTGATACAATTTGAGATGCTGTCACAAATGTTAATGATGCCGCAACATTCTTAGAAAGTTGTCCTGCGTAATTAACACCTGCTAATGTTGGTTGTAATTGTGAACCTTGCGCTTGTGATGGATATAAGTAATAGAATACTCCAGCGTTTGTACTTCTTTCATTTCCACCATATAATAAATCCGTAGAAACTGCATCTATGATATGACCAACATCTCTCTTACAAGTTACTTCAATATAAGATGCCGTACTCCAAGAAGAAGATAGATAAGCAATAGTTTCATTTTGTATAAACTCTCTATTCTTTCTTATCAATGCGTATGATGCTGATACAACTGCTGATGCAGTTACATAAGTTACATTTTGAATTACTTTTTGTGCTAACTTACTTGCGTAGTTTATTCCATCAAGCGTTTGATTCAATTGTGCTCCTTGCGCCTGTGATGGATACTGATAATAGAATATACCATTAAATAATGATGCTGAATTTGAGTTAAATATTAAATCCTCAGCTGCTCCACTTATAATCAATCCCACATCACGTCTACACTTACTTTCATCATAAGATGCAGTTGACCAAGATGATGATAGATATGCGATAGTTTCATCCTGTATGAATGAAATATTATTTTTTAGTATTCCGTATGCAATCCATCTATTATCATTACTTACCGGCGTTGTATAAGATGAAGTTGGTAAACTTAATGATGCGGATACTATTGCTGAACCAGTTCCGTTAGCAACTATGTTAGTTACGATAGCAATTGATGCTGATAGTATTGTTGCTTCAGTAGAAGTTGCCGATGATGCTGAAATATATTGATTAGCGTTTGTTACTTTAATATTTGCTAACGTATTAGGTATAGTTTGTGGTGTTGGTATTAATGCACTACTAATAGATGCCGTTGTTATTCTAGCTGCGTACTTAATTGCCTCTACCGTTTCCACAACTTGCGAACCAGACCCATTAGCTTGAGATGGGAACTCATAATAGTAATCTGCGTTCTTTCTACTTCTTTCATTACCACCATAAAGTAAATCAGTTGCTACTCCATCAATGATATATCCTAAATCTCTATAACATTTACTTTCACTATAATCTAAGTTAGGGTATTTAACATTTACAAATGCAATACTTTCACTTTGTATGAATACTTTGTTAGCTTTTATTAAATCGTATGCGTATTGAGCTTCCAAAGATGCTGTAAATACCTGCTTATTAACAACTACATTCATAGCTGTTCCTTTAGCGTATCTTATACCAGTCAATGTTGGTTCTAATTGTGCGTTTGTAGCTTGAGATGGGAAGTCATAGTAGTATCGTCCAGCTACAACACTTCTTTCATTTCCACCATATAGTAAATCCGTTGCTACTGCATCTATAACGTATCCAATATCTCTCTTACAAGTAGTTTCGTTATAATCAAAGTTACTCCAAGAAGAAGATAGATAAGCAATTGATTCACTTTGTATGAATGCTTTGTTTTCTCTCAATGAATTCCAAGATGCCGATGTTTCTTGCGATGCAGTTACAAATGCAGTATTCAATACAACCTTTTCTGCCAATCCACTTGCGTATTTGATTGCCGTAATTGTTTGGTCTAATTGAGAACCAGTAGCTTGAGATGGGAAATCAAAATAGAACTTACCATTAAATAAAGATGCGGAATTACCACCATATAAAAGGTCAAATGCCGAACCACTAAGTATTCCTGTCAAATCTCTTTCACATTTACTTTGTGTATATGCAAATCCACTCCAAGATGAACTCATATAAGCAATAGTTTCATCAACTATAAATTTAGAGTTACTCACTAATAGATTATATGCCGAATTTATTTTTGCATTTGAATTTGCTATTGGGAATGTTGATTGTTTAAGTCCAATTGAACTTGTACCATTACTTAATAACACATCAATTACCAAAGATAAAGATGCTGATATTAATTTACCTTGCAATCTTCCAGCAGCACTTCCACTTATTAATTGTGGGGTGTTAGTTACTTTAATACTTGCTGATGTGTTTGATATAATTGTTGGTAGAACCGATGTTCCATTTTCAATTACACTTAATATCAAATCAAATCCACTTGAAATCTTATTAGTATCAAAAGATGATGCTGATGTTGCTTGTCTTATAGGATTTACGTTTGTTACTTTTAAAGATGATGATGTATTTGTTACTAATGTAGGTAATACACTCAATCCGTTTTTAACAACGTTTACAACAGTACCATAAGAAGAACTTACGTTTGTAATTTGAGTTGATAAGTTATATGAACCCATACCAATTGTTTGCTCTTTAGAACTTATATGTAATAAAGTTGGTGTAGATAATTCAAATCCATAATCATAGTTTCTTGCTAATGAATCCGGTACAAATGCAACACCGTTTTCAATAATATCAGCTACATGCTTAAATGATGATGTAATAATATCTAATTCAGCTCCACTTGCTGATATTGATGATGAGTATTGAGCTGTATTTGTTACTTTAATTAAACCATCTCCATTTTGAACCAATACAGGTATAGTACTTATTGAATTTTTAGTAGTTCTAACAAATGTGTGAGCTGCTTGTGGTAAATGTTTAATTGCCCCAGCTGATGCAGATACAAATGTATGTACTGATTGAGGTAAATGTGCAATAGCATTTGCTGATGCCGATACAAATGTATGAATAGAACCAGAAGCACTTCCAGCATCTCCTACATTAATTGTAAATGTACCAGTTTGTCTTTGTAATCCATTTGCTGTTGCTGATATAAATGTATGTGCGCCAATATAGTTAGATGACCCAACATTAATAGTAAATGTATTTGTTGTTACATTAGATATTTCTAACCATCTTCCAGATGGGTAATCGTAACCAGGTCTTGGATATGATTTAGAAACACTATAATCATCCAATACACAAGTGTAAGTTAATGAATTGTCAGAAATCTTAATATAATCTCCATTACTAAATCCATGTCCTGCTACCGTTAAAGTAACCACTCCCGTTGATGAATTATAAGGAGCGTTAGTTATTGTATGGGATGAAGTACCAACTGAAGTAATTACAATTGATTTTCCAGCATATGGGTCACTACCACTTCTAGGATAACTATGAGTTGTTGAATTATTGTCTTGGTCACAAGTAAATGCTATTGAAGCACTTGCTAAAGTAACACTCCTACCAACTCCTAATCCGTGCTGACCAACGGTTACAACCATATCACCTGTTAGGGCGTTGTAGGATGCTGATGTTGGTGTAAAATATTTGTTAGCTGCGGATACACCAACGTTAAAAGTTAATGTAGTATCGGTTACAGCGGTAAGTGGAATAGAACGAACTGAATATGGGTCAATACCAAATCTAGGATAAGATTTAGTAGATTGATTATTATCCATATCACAAGTAAACGCAAATGAACCAGTAGAAAGTACTATACCCTCACCCACACTTAAATTGTGAGTCCCCACAGTAACTACAAAATTACCAGTTGCCGGATTATATGATGCCGATGTTGGAGTAAACTCTACATTAGGTCCTGATGCTCCAACATTTACAGTTATCGTATTAGTTGTTACTGATTGTATTTGTAATTTGTTAGAATATGCGTATTGTCCAATTGAAGGTAACTTATGTTCCGTTCTATTACCATCCATATCACAAGTGAACACAAATGATTCAGGTCTAATGTAAATACTATTATA